TCAGGTATTGGATGAAGGCCCCCACGAAGGCCAAGGTCAGCAGCGCGAGGAGAACAGCGCCCGCGATCACGTCCCTGGTTCCTTCTCGGGAGATTGTTGGCGGGCAGCGGCGGCGTCTGTCAGCCCTTGGCAATAGGCGTCCGCGAGCAAGTCGATCAGCGGCCTGTCGAGGTGCTGCGCCACAAGCGGCCTAACCCGGTTGCGAACGAAGTCGGCTTGATCGCGAGTGACCGTCACGCATTCCAGTTCAGCCCATCTGTCCGCCCTCATCCCTCATCTCCACTATTCCTGGTGGCGGTGGCTTTGGAGATGGCGGCGAAGTCATCTGCCGGACAGAACCAGTCGTCCTTGACGATGTGTCCGATCGCTTCGACGCCGCAATGTTCAGCGCGAACACGAACCGTTTTGCCGGGGACTTGGTCCCACCGCTCCACGCCCGCGACCTCCATCACCCGAAAGATGAAGTGCCCGGCCACAGACTCAAGCCGATGGTGGCTGTACGATTTTGGCAGGTAGAGCGAGTATCCGCCGAACCCTTGGCCGGAACCGCCGTAGTCAAGGTCAAGCCACGCGGTGAGAAGCCCACGGTCGCCCATGTCGATGCGGGCGCTCTTGATGACAGCGTTCCGAACTTCGAGCCCGCTCATTTTCCCCCCTCCAGAGCAGTAGCTTTGGCGATGGCGGCGGTCGCGCGCCGGAAAGCCCCCGCTGTCAGGCTGGTCCATGTGCCGTTTGACAAGGCCCCGTCGTGCTCAACGGCCTTTCCTGAAAGCGTCAGGGGGCGATGGTCTGGCGTAAGCATCATCTGCGCTCCGACCTTCGCAAACGGCTCCAACGCCTCCAGCAGTTCAGCATTCACCGCCTCTACAGCCGCTTTTGTTTCACTCGCCTTGCGGCTCGTACCCATCGAGACTGAGGCTGCGGGTGGGGGTGGGACACGTTCGATGACGACGCGCCAGTCGCCAAGCTTGACGCCTGCGCTGTGGAAGCCCTCGGCGGTGTAAGTGAAGGTCTCGGCGTTGCTCTCAGCGGCCATCTTGATCGCCTGCTGAAGCCCCATGTTCATCAGCCCGAGGCGCATCTCCGAGTCGCCAGACCATTGCTTCCCGGACTGCCTCTCGACCTGTTCGGCAAATGCCTTGAAGCAGCGGCCCAACTCTTCGTCAGACTGGTCAGACCACTCAGCATCGCGAAGTCGCTTAAGCTCGGCCTCCGCTTTTTCCAGCCGAGCTACAACACCCGTTCCGTGACCCTCGCCGGGGACGGACGGCGAAGCCGGGAGTGAACCCTTATCTGCGGGGGCTTCGACAAGGCGGAAGGCGATGATGTCGCCAGACATGGCGCAGCCGTCAGAATACCAGCCCCACTCCCAATCTTGGCTGGCACCTACGTGTTGATCGCCGCCAAACTGGACCTCGACACGCCGCCCCGGCACCGGGTTCTCCCCTCCGCTCCAGTCGTGCCAAACGCCCGGCTCGTAGGTCTCTGGCTTAACGTCTCTATTGGTCATTGGTCAGCCAATCCAGAAGAGCGAGAGAACGCCAGCCATAACAGCCAGCAGGATGATAGAGCGAGGCCGCAAGACCTCAGCCAGCGCACGAATCCAAAGCGGGCTTTCGTCAACGGAACGGTCGAAGTTCCATCCGCGATTGGATTGGTTGGTGGCCTGAGCTGCGGCCATGCGGTGATCGGTGTAGCTGTGACGGTCGTTCATTTCTCTTCCTCCCTCTCAGAAGCCTTGGCCATTTCAGCGAAGGTTTCTGCCCATGAATGTATGATGTCGCCCATAGCCCGGTTGGAACGCTCGTTTTGCTCCCATACCTTCTCAAGCTTGGAGCCTTGGCGGGGGCGAACTGCAATCGGGTTTGGCTGCTTCATGACCGTTAACTTAGGCTCCTTGCTGGCGTAGTCAACTGATATTTTATCGGCTCGCCACGGTGTTTTACTCATGCTGGCGTCCGGGTTTTAGTCGATCAGCCATAGCTCGCGCCCTTTCCGCCCGCCGGTATGGGGGAGAACCCCGACCTTTGCGGCTCCTGACCAAGGAGAGGGCGTGAACCCCGCGTACTCAGTGCCTTTCCCCCAAAATGGGGCCGGAGCGTTGTCGCCACTCCGTCGCCTGTAAGCATTCTTCGGCGCTTACGCCTAAACGGCTCGGGCTGGGGGTCATTCCAGCTCACTCACCGTAAAGGGCCGTACCGTTTCCCGGGGTTGCCGGACACCGTATGGGCCGACCGTTGCAGGGCGCGCAGAGCGGTCGATTTTGTTTCGAGGCTTTGGGGACGGGAGCCAAGCGAACCGGGGGGGACACATCGTCCGAAATCGTCTCGCTTGCTCTATTGCCCGCGTGTTGCTAAATAATAGCGGTCGCGCAGACATTAGAGGTGCTGATACCACCTCGGCAGGCCCGGACTCTCCCCAGAGACGGGCCTGTTTGCGTATCTAGACCTAAAATTTTGTCGCGGTCAAGATTTTGCGCGAAGGCCCATTATTCCGGCTGCCTTGAGGTCACGGCCACGCTCGCGCAGCTTCCCCTTTGCATACTCAGTCGCGGGCGTAATCCAGCCGTCCGGATGCACCGTAGCTGGGTCTATGTAGCTAACCACAAACGGCTCACCGAGGGCCGCTATCAACGTCGGACGTTGCGGATATGGCGGGCGTTCGATCTTCGCCACAGCCGCCTCATCGGGAAGCCAATGGTCGTAACGCTCACCGTTGAGCCAGACAGACAAACCTGGGTAGCCGCACGTTGGCTCTTTCTCCTCCCGCAGATACCGCTTGAGCGCGTCCAGCAGCCTCGCGTGGCCCACTTTCGCAGCGGCTTTGTTCCATAGCTTGCGGGTTTTTTCGGAGCCGTCGCCGCGTTTCCGCATCTGGCCAGCCCGGCAAGCCCATGCTTCCGCAAACGTGTTTGCGTCACGCATGGGAAACGGTATGATGTTCGCTGCTGCCATGCTCCTCCCCTTGTTTTGGCGGCAAGACTGGCCCGGCGCGTTGAACTATCCGCGCCGGGCCTTTTGTCATCCAACTTGCTCAAGCAAATCCATTTGCAGGCCTTTGACGCCCCATGCGTCCTTACGACGGCGCATTAGGTCCAGATACTTCTTATAGGCGTCCGACTTGTGCTGACTAAAGCCCATGCCTTTGCCCCAATAGTCATTCCGCAGCAGGCTTTTGCAAACGCGCCGCCAGCTTGGCGCACGGCGAGCGGCTTCAAGCTCGTGAGGGCTTTCATCGGGGATGCCGTCTGAATAGCCGCGCTGCATCCACCACCGTTGAAACAGAACAATCTTGTTCTGGTAATGCTCCTGCGTCTTAGGAGGCATGGACATAACGAGAAGGTCGGCAAAGGACTTCCACGTATGGCCAGCGGGCTTCGTGATGCCGCGATAGCCGTTGATATTGCCCCACTCTTGAACGTAAAGAGCGCCGCCGTTAGCCCCGTTAACGCGGGCCACAACGCGCGACCAGGTTTCAGGCTCGATCAGGTGAAACAACCAGAGGCCCCGCCGCTGATCGTCGCCATACGGCTGGCAAATCCGCATATGCCCAAGCGGGACGCCTGCTTTAAGCATCAAGTCGTAAAGCCTGTTGTGGGGCTTGTCCGGGTTCTGAGCGTGATAGGTCCACAAGTCCGCAGAGTGCCAATCGTAGATGGGATAGGCGTTAAAAACGTGGTCGGTGACTTGCGACGTGTACCGCTTGCCGTCCTTGGTGACCTTCTTGCTTTGAACGATGGTTCTAAAGCGATTCAGGCTTTCATCTGTGCGGATGCCAACAAAGCAGGCGGTTTCCTCTCCGTTGGCATACCACTCGCCGAAAAGCTCCACAAACTCCTCAAACTCCATGCCGTCAAAGAAGAACGGATAAGCGGTCGGATCGCTGACCGCGCAATCAGGCATCGGCCTTATCCATGCGTCCTTTGCATCCGCGTCCCAACATTTCCAGAACGGCTCATAGACACTGACCGCGTTGCGAAGGTGGATAGGCAAACACACCCAATGAAGGTCGATCAGGTCGGCATACATCTCCACGCAGCGATGCGCGTGGTCGATAGTCAGCTTGTACTGCCCTTCCAGGTCGATCAGTAGCAGGCCGAACTTGCGGCCCCGCTTTCGTGCTTCGTCTGCCACAAGGTGAAGCATCACCGTACTGTCTTTGCCCGCTGAAAACGAAACATAGACACGGGGAAAGGTGTCGAAGGTCCACGCAATGCGCTCACGCGCTGCCTCAAGGACATTGAGGCCAATCGGTTCTTTCAGCATTTCGGCCCCATCGGAAAAAGCGTCGGGTGAGAAGCGTCATCCCATAGCGCGATGACCTCTGCTGCCGCTGCGTTCGCGGCGTCTTGCTCCGCACGGGACAACCAATGCCAAGCCGCGCGGGTGCAATCTTCTGGAGAGGAAACCGCCAAGCAACACCCAGCGTGGCCAAGCCATGCCAGCCGGTTAATGTTTTGGGCGCTAAGATTGTGTTCGCTGGCAAACGGCCATTGCTCGACCACATCCTCCATTGCGCGTCGAAAGCGCGGCGTGTCTCGCATTAGCAGCAGGCTTTGCGCGACATATGAACGCCGCTCTTCGCCGGTTGTGATGCGCCACAAGCCGCAGTGATATTCCTCCAGCTTGTCGTGATGATGATAAACGCGGCTCACGATATTTCCTCCAGCTCGACCGTAAGGTTATCGTCTTCATTGATGGTGCCAGGTTCCCACGCCTCGCTAAAAGCGCGGTCAGCAAACATCTCTGCAAGCCCGGAGATTTGGCAAAGGCGCAGAACCTCATCCGGGTCCATGCCAAGGTTTTTCCCAATCTTTTCATCCGACCAGTTCCGGCGCTTAAGCTCCAGAACAATGTCACTCATGGCGTCAACCTTGTGCTTTCCGCGCGCTCGGTTGTGCCGGATGGTCGCCGCCATGCGGTCGCTTCGGTCGGACTGCTGATCGCGGATTGTCACCACGGGCAGGTAACCATTGACCCGCGCTGCGACGTCCGGACTTTCCTTACAGACCCGCGTCCGGTGAAAGCCGTCAACGACAACGCGCCCGTCATCATCAAGGTGCGTCACCACGGGCTGCGTGTACCCGTCTGCCATGATCGAGAGGCGCAGCAGCTCCATTTCAGGGGGCGCAACGCTGTTCGGGTTGTAGTCATTGGCAGTCACGCCCTCTGACCGTTCCCACAAAACAAGGTCAACCGGCTCGGTGGAGAACGGCGAAGCGTTGTGAAGTTCGGTGCGGATAGCGTTAAGCCAATCGACTTTGCCTGACAGGTCCAGCGCGCCGTATTCCGCCATAATCGCGGCTAAATGCTTTTTTGCAGCTTTTGATAACATCACGTTTTCCCCTTGTGATTTTTGTTAGCCGATCAGCCTAAGCGGTATCGGGGTTCCTGCCGGAAGGTTGTCACCCCTAGCAATAGCCTCCGCAAGAGCGCGTACCAGCTTTGCGTCTCCCTCCCGCTGGCGGTTCTCTGCCTCGCGTTCCTTGTCGAAACCTGGTGGTGTCGATCTGGCCAGCACAGCGGGCTTCAAAGGGCGGAAGTAGTGGGTGCTATTGGACACGCGCGGCCTCCATCGATTGAGCGTATGCGTTCATCATCCGGTGAAAGTAGGGAATCTCACGGTCCATTGACCGCAAGCGAACCGCGTCCGCGTACCTGATCCCGTTGCGCTGACAATACGCCTTAACGCCGTGCAGAACCGTGGTATGATCCCGCCCGCCTAGCCGTCGTCCAGCATCAGGATATGAAATGTGCGGGCATTCGGTGAAGATGCGGTACATGGCCTCCTGACGGGGCCAAGCGTAGGCCCTCTGTCGGCACGGGTCCAAAAGACTGGCCACGGAAAGCCCATGCTTTGCAGCGACCTCCCGCACAATGTCAGCAACTGAAGTTCTCATTGGTCCCCCTTGGGCTTCTTCTGGAAGCCGCGTGATTGCAGTTTCTGGCCCTTCGGCCATTCGTTTCGAGACTGGATAAGGCCAAAGCCTCGCTTTTGTCGTCTGGCCCACTGGCCCTTATTGCCAGCCTGACGATCAGCCTTGCGGATGACCTTAACGTCGTCTTTCGTCTTCAAGGCGTGAGGCTCAACAAGAGCCGGGTAAAGGTTCTCATCGTCGTTAGACCCGCCTAGAGCGACGGGAACGCGGTGTTCTATGTGCCATGCGTCACCCGGCTTGATTTTGACGCCGGAAAGGCCGCAAACGCCGTTGTGAGCCGTGAAGATGCGGAGCCGGTCTTTGGCGCTGAAGGATTTGCGCGTCATAGTGACGCCCAATCAGCCATGATGGCCCGTCCGATCAGTTCAGGAATCATCGGCACCACCGCGTTTCCTAGGGCCTTAAGGCGGTGTGATTGTGCGGGAACCCCATTAGCTGTTCGCTGAATGATGGGTTTATCCTCCCACCAAGAACGGCGGCGAGCGTTGGTGTATTCCTGGTGTATTCGGCGGGATATGCCCCCTCCTTCGCGTTGTGCGCTGTGGGGGTAGGCAACAATCCAGATACGGTCTCGCTCGTGGGGCGCGCCAAGGTTTCCAGCCGGTATGCAATGCCACTCCGCATCATACCCGAGCGCGGCCAGGTCTCCGAGAACGAGCCTGAACCATCCTCCGGGGTTGTTAGCAGGGCCACTAAGCAGGTTTGTGACGTTTTCCATGACCGCGTATTCGGGTCGAAGTTCGCCAATAAGGCGGGCGATTTCCGACCATAATCCTGAGCGGGTTCCGTCCATTCCCGCCAGCCTGCCGGAGACAGACAAATCTTGGCAGGGGAACCCTCCGCAGATGACGTTAGGTCGCAATCCGTCTGCGTGGATTTGTGCGGCGGTGAGGGTTCGCACGTCTTCATAGGAAACAACATCAGGCCACCTTTCAGCCAGAACCTGGCGGGGGTATTTTTCGATTTCACAGAAGGCGACAGTTTCGATTCCGGCCCGCTCAAACCCAAGCGCAAAGCCGCCAATGCCGCTGAACAAGTCCAAAGCTTTTAGCTTTTCGGTCATCCCGCCAGAACCTCAATCCTGACCAGACCACCAGGACGCGGAAGGCCAAACAAAACCATCGGCGCATTGAACGTGCTATCATTCACGCCAAGAGCGTCAGCGATGCCGTCAAAATATCCCTTCATTGCCGCTATGGCGTTGTCTGCGTCGATCTTACGGGTAGCGCGAGGGTGAACGGTCACGATGAAGTTCACGCGGCCTTCAGGCTTTGGAACCTTGGCTGCGAGGGTTGCCGCGTAAGCCCATGCGCGATGCTTTTTGGTGGCTCTGGCCTTTGCAGCCCAGTGGGGTCGGGAGTTAGGCCACAAGTCCTTAGCGGGGAACGGCAACTCAATCACCGGCCAGCCACGACGTTAAGCTCCTCAACGCTCAAAGCGCGAAGCTTGGCATAGATGCCAGAACGCTTTTTCTTCTGCTTGATAGCCTTATCAAGCTCGTCCTTGAGCGCGTTCCGTTCCTGCACGATCAGCGCAAGGCGTCGGTTCCTGTTAGCGGCGTCGGAAAAGAACGGATGCTCTTGCCATTGCGCGGTTGGCGCATAGACCTGAACGGGGCGATGAAAGAACCCGTACCGCTTCACAAGGCGTTTGAGGAAAGCGAACATCACACCCCCCACGCAGCGAGGATGACGACAGCCAGAACCAGGCCGATCACGTTAGCGGCCTTTGCCCATGCGGGCGGAAAGTGCAGTTGCTCAAACACTAGGCTTCTCCCTTGGCTTTCCGGCGCGCTCTGGCCCGGTCCATGATTTGCTTGATGACGGCCCCGTAATAGACGGCATCCAGTCGGCTTTTGCGCCGCATTTCTTGGGCTTCCGCGAGTTGCTGCGGCTCGCCATCACGAAGATAGTCGGTAAGCTGTTTGGTCATGGCCGCATCATAGGCACACCGAAAACGCTATGTCTATCGCAAAAAACATAAGAAAACGGCTTGACGCCCTATCCGGTCCCGTGGCTATATGTGCCCAACAAGGGAGAGACGACATGACCAAATATGACCGGATGCAGGACGCTTTTGAAGCCTACGCTCGCGAAGGCGGCGACGGTTTCGGCCAGTATGATTACGTTGGCGCGTCGGATTATCGCGCTGAAGGCTATTCGCTGGCCGAACAAGCGGCGGATATGCCCGAAGAGGACCGCGCTGATTGGATTGACGATCAGGTGTATATGTTCCCGGCCTCCGCTCGCTATCTGGTAGCGTGGGCTGCTGACTATCGCCTGTCGGAACTGTGCCCCGCCCAGCCCGCCAAGACGGATTGGCTGGCCATTGCTGCTGACATTACGGGAGCGGTGTGATGGAGGACAAGCACCCCCTTTGCTTCCCGCGCGACCATGACACGGACGCCAGCTTCTGCCCTGAGTGCGGCGAGCCGGAAGCGTCCCCGTCTGTCGAGGCGTTTGAGGTTTACGGCGAGGTCATGTGCCAGGATTGCGCGCTCCAGCTTTTCGAGGACGACGGCAGGACGCACATTCTGGAGGCGATGCAATGACTGACATCATCGAATCCATGCGCGGCCTCCGCAACCACACGATTACGTTTGAATCTGCAATGTCAGATTTGACCGTTGCAATCGGTAACGTGGAGCGGCTGTCTGATTTGCAGCCCGATCAGATGGAGCGGCTTTGGAAAGCCGTGGCCCGTCTCGGTAACGCAGCGGCGGCTAAAGCAGATGACTGAGCGTCCGCTTGCCAAGTTTGAGGATGGCCGTCTGTGGAAAGACATTGGCGGCGTCTATTACCCCACAACGCGGTTTCACGTTTTGATGACGGCGGAAGTGTTTGAAACCCGTCGCGATCCGCTCGCAACACGATACGTCCGCGATTGTCGTACCGCCCTGCAACAATACGATAAGGCAATGGAGGAAGCCAAATGCGAAGCAGCGACACACTAGCCAAAATCAGCCCCGCGCTGGTGCTTGCCGTCAATGCGATGGAAGGCGTGGCAAAGACCACCGAAAACGACGGGTTCAAAAAAAACGGCAAGGCGTCCAAATACGCCACGCTCGCGGACTGTATCGAGGCCAGCCGAGCCGCGCTGTCCGCTAACGGGCTGTGCGTCATCCAAGGGCCTGGTGCGACTAACACCGAAGCCAAAACCCTGTGCATCACTACCCGCATTGTCCACGAAAGCGGCGAGTGGATAGAGACAGACTTCGATATGCCACTGACCAAGTGGTCCCCGCATGAGGCCGGGTCCGCTACCACCTACGGTCGGCGCTTTGCGCTCATGGCCATGCTTGGCCTTGCGCCGGTTGAGGATGACGACGGCAACGCTGCGTCTGGCCTCAAGGTCGAGAAAAACCCGTCAATCAGCGTTCATCCGGAAGGTCCAGATTGGTGGGGTGCGGATGGTCCGGGAATGTCCGCCGCGAAAGCCAAGGCTGAAGGATGGGGCGAAACGCTGGACGGGTGGCTTGGCGCTATCCCGATCATTCCCAATGTCGAGGCTTGGCAGACGTGGTGCCGTGACCACGATGAGGACGTGAAGAAACTCCCGAGGGGCTGGCGTATCCAGCTTCGTGACGAACTCGAAACCCGAAAGAAAGAACTTTAATGGCCGGATATGAAGCCCGACCGGGCGACCTCACGATCTACAAAGAGCGCGAGAAGAAAAACGAGAAGGGTCCGGACTGGAAAGGGTCGGCGCTTGTCGTCATTCCAGACGGCGCAAAGCCCGGCGATGTGGTCAAGATGGACGTGGCCGTTTGGGCGAAGGGCCAGTACGGCACGATGCTTGGCGGCAAGATCAGTCCGGCTCGCCAGATTGAGGCACCGATTAACAATCGCGATTTCACCGGCCCCGCTGGCCGTGCGGACGCGTTTGACGATACGCCTTGGTAGCCAATGTCTGACCGCGCTATAGTCACGCTCCGAAACCAGTCTGACCGCGACAAGGCGGCTAGGTGGTGTCAGGGCGTGGCTCTAGGTTCTAAGGTGGTGTTTCATGGCCCGCAACGAAGCATCGACCAGAACAGCGCGCTATGGGCCGCTCTCGGGGACATTGCCCGACAGAGAGATTATCACGGCCTCAAGCTGTCCCCGGAGGATTTCAAGCTGCTGTTTATGGACGCCATGGACCGTGAAACGCGCATGGTCCCGAACCTGGACGGCACCGGAATGGTTGGACTAGGCCGATCTTCGTCCAGCCTGAGCGTTGAGGAGTTTACCGGCTTGCTCAGTTTGGTTTACGAATGGGGCAACCGTAATGGCATTGTGTGGAGCGACGCGCCATGACCGCAACAGTGTATTTTAAAATAGCTGTCAGGGACAAAAGGCTTTCCGTCAGTAAGGAATCGGGAGAATCGCAAGTAGTCTATCGAGCGCGGCAAGAGGAACGGTTTGCAAGACAGAACAACAAAGATCGGTGCGAGCGAATGAATGCAAAAAAAGGCGGCAAAATCACGATTAGAAAGTTCAGCTTCGATGGCTGACCCGCTCTATTCCGTCCGCTCATACGACTGCCCTAAAAGCCGTGCAGCCAGAGACAAATGGTTAGCCTTCCGCGAAAGCCAGCGTATGCCCGTCCATCAAATCAGCGGTAAGCATGATGACCCGCCCGGCGCGTTCATGCGGCAGTTTGAGAAGGCTCGCAAATGACTGACCACTGGCACACCGAGCTAACGCAGGACGGCAACCGCTGGAGCTTCACGTTGACGCAGAATGGCGTCCTGCACACCCGCATGGCCAACTACAAAAGCCGTGAGGCCGCGCTAAAAGCCGCTGACTGGCACCGTGCGCCTATGAGCGAGCGCCCGTCGATTGCGGATGAGCTGGCCGCGTTGGGCTTGTGACGGGAAAAAAGAAAATGCGTAAAAAACGCTCAAGGGGTATTGCGTAACATCGGCCTATGTGGGACAAGGGTTCATCGGCGCAGGGCAATTAAGCACTAGCCGGAACGGAAACAAACAGATGACCAAGTTCTCGATCACCAACATTCAGCGCCGCGACGTTACGGGCCGCTTCCTCGGAATGGCTGCGGACATAACCATTGAATGCAAGGAAGCCGACCTGGAGTTTCTGAGCGTCATCGTTCGCGAGCGTATCGGCGGTGCTGGCTACCCCTCGTTCTCTTACGAGGAGGTGGCATGACCCCCGCTGAATACCGCGCTGCCCTTTCAACCCTCGGCCTGTCGCAACTCGCGGCGGGTCGTTGGCTTATGGTAAGCCCCAAGACCGCGCAGAACTACGCCACCAAAGGCCCTAGCGGTCCAGCCCAACGCGCTATTCTGATGGCCCTTAAGCACGGCTTGGAATAGGGGCGGAATCTTTTTTCGTCCGTCCTGCATTTTCCCTATTGCGTACATTATGCCTATGTGGGATAACAAATCAACGGGGCGCGGCAATCAAGCAGCACCCGGACGGAACCAAGCAGATGACCTTCCAAATCGCCCGCCGCGCCTTCAGCAACTACACCACCGTTGAAACGGTTGAAGGCTTTGTCGCCGCGAATCTTCGCTCGATGGAACTTCAAGCTGCTAACCGCGACGGCGAGTATATGGTGTTCCCCGCTAATGAGGCGCCGGGCCAGCGTCCCGCCCCTTACGGCCAAAGCGGCTTGGACTGGCTCTAAAACGGTAGGGGCTTCGGCCCCGCCAATCACTTGACCCGCCAAGACCCTTAAGGCATCATCCGCCCTGTTCTAGGCCCGCGCCAAGGCAATAAGCCTAGACGCAAACCAGACTGAGGACACATGGCAGGCGGTCGCCCCTCCAAGTACAGTGACCAGCTTGCCGAAGAGATTTGCCGCCGTCTCGGTAAGGGTGAGCCAATGGCTCGCATCTGTGACGACGACGATATGCCCAGCTACAACACCATTTGGCGTTGGGAGAATGAGAACGCCGAGTTTCGTGAGCTTTCCGCCCGCGCGAAACAGAACGGAACTCATTTTCTGGCTGACGACACGCTCCGCATTGCGGATGATGAGTCAATCGACACGCAGCGCGCCAAGCTGATGATTGATACCCGGTTGCGCCTGATCGGCAAGTGGAACGCCAAGGCTTATGGCGACAAGATACAGGCCGAACTCGGAGGCCCTGACGGTGGCGCTATTGCGGTCACATGGCTGAAACCAGAGTAATCCCCTACGCCCCTCGCCGGGTGTTCATGCCGTTCCATAACCGGACGCAACGCTTTGCCATCGGTGTGGCGCACCGACGCTGCGGTAAGACCGTGGCCTGCATCAATGACAAGATCAAACGCGCCATTGAGAGCGACAAGCCCAACTACCGCGCTGCCTACCTCGCCCCGTACCTGAAGCAAGCCAAGGACGTGGCATGGGACTATCTCAAGCGCTACAGCCAGCCTGTCTGGGCCAAGCCTCCGAATGAGAGCGAGCTGTACGTTGAACTGATCGGCGGCAAGCGGATCAAGATTTACGGCGCTGACAACCCGGACGCCCTTCGCGGTGGTTATCTGGACGACGCCACGCTTGATGAGTACGCCGACATGTACCCCGGCATCTTCGGCTCAATCATCCGCCCCATGCTGGCTGACCGTCAGGGGACAGCGACGTTCATCGGTACGCCCAAGGGCCGCAATGCGTTCTTCGATCTGTTTGAGAGAGCCAAGACGGACCCTGATTGGTTTCCGTTCTTCCTGCCAGCGAGTGAAACCGGCATCCTGCCCCAGGATGAGCTATCCGCTGCTGCCCGTGAGATGACGCCGGAGCAATACGAACAGGAGTTCGAGTGCTCGTTTGAGGCCGCAATCATCGGCGCTTACTACGGTAAGGACATGGCTGAGAGCGAGCGGGCAGGCCGGATCACAGACGTGCCGCATGACGCTAGCCTGTCGGTCTATACCACATGGGATTTGGGCATAGGCGACAGCACGGCCATTTGGTTCTGGCAGGCTCACGGGCCTGAGATACGGGTTATCGACTTCTACGAGGCCAGCGGCGAGAGCATTGAGCACTATGCCAAGGTCTTGCAGGCCAAGCCGTACCGATACGAGGCTGACTGGGTTCCGCATGATGCACGGGTCAGGGAGCTAGGCACGGGCAGGACCAGGATTGAGACGATGGTGGGGCTGAAGCTCAAACCCAAGCTGGTGCCTAACCACAAGATACTCGACGGCATCAACGCGGGCCGGGTGCTGTTCCCGCGCATCTGGTTTGATCGTGACAAGTGCAAGGAGGGGCTGGAGTGCCTGCGCCAGTACCGCGCGGACTATGATGAGAAAGCCCGCGTGTTCCGTGACGGGCCTAAGCACGATTGGACCAGCCACGCAGCCGATGCGTTCCGGTATCTCGCTATGGCCTATCGGGAGATTAAGCCGGAGGCCAAAGCGGTTGAGCAGCCGATCAGAGGCATCCGTGATATGACGTGGGACGATTTGCTGTCCAATCAGCCGAAAGCCGTGCCGTATGAGAGGGCTTGATGACCGCTGCTAACCAAATGCACCTACACGCCGCTAGAGCCTATGAGCGCGATGCGGCCCGCATTGAACGCAACGGTCCGGAGCACGGTTGGTGGACGACTACGCCTCTAACCGCACAAGAGGCAAGGCTTAGGGCGTGGGCGTGTTGGTCTGCGCTTGGGCTTGGGTTCTAGCATAGACGTTCTATCGACAAGCGGAACCGCGCAAGTTATTGTCCCCCTAACGCTTGCGAGGGGCCATGCTTCCCACCGAACCCGACAATCAAGAAGCCGTCAACCTCGTCACCAAGTGGATTGACGAGATTAACGTCGCTGAGCAAGAGCTTCAGCCGTGGTGGAAGGCTGGCGACATCATCATTCGCCGGTTCAAGAACGAGAACCGCAATCGGGCAGGCGGGCGTCCCTCGATAGCTGAGAACCGCAGGCGCTTTGCCGTGCTGTGGTCCAATGTCCAGACGCTTCAGCCTGCCATCTACGCAAAGCAGCCGGTGCCGATGGTGTCGCGCCGGTATCGTGACGAGGACCCAGTGGGCAAGGTCGCGTCTGACGTGCTTGAGCGCGCGTTGGGCTATAGCCTCGATCAGTACGACTTCGATGGGCGGGTGAAGCTCTGCGTTCTGGACTATCTGCTGCCGGGCAGGGGCCAGGTTTGGGTGCGCTACATTCCGCACATGCGCAAGGTCAATGCGGAGGCTGATCCTGAGCTTGGCGAGGGCGAAGAGGACGCGGACGGCGTTGACGCCAAGATAGCGGAATCGGAGGATGAAGGCGTCGGGCCGGATGATACCCCGATGCACGAAGCGACTGAGGAAGTCGTTTACGAGGAAGTCCAGTGCGACCACGTTGCGTGGAAAGACTGGCTGACCAATCCAAGCCGTGAGTGGTCGGAAGTCCGTTGGGTTGGACGGCGCGTCTATATGACGAAGGCTGAACTTACCGAGCGTTTCGGTGCGGAGAAGGCCAAACAGGTTCCGCTGACCACGACGGTAACGGGTGCGGGCAACGATCAGGCTGAGGATGCACAACGCCGCGCCAATCATACGGGCGAGGTCTATGAGATTTGGGACAAGCCCAGCAAGAAGGCCTATTGGCTGTGCAAGGGCTACACGGGTGGTGTGCTGGATGAGCGTGAAGACCCGCTAGGGCTTAAGGGATTCTTCCCCTGCCCAGCCCCGCTCAACGCCACGACGGCCAACGACAGCACGATTCCGGTTGCGGATTACGTGATGTATCAGGACCAGGCCGAGGAGCTTGACGACCTGACGGCCCGCATCGGAAAGCTGCAAGAAGCCCTGCGGATGGTGGGTGTGTACGCGGGCGAGGCGAACCGCGAGCTTCAGTTGGTGTTCTCGCCGGGCAATGAGAACAAGCTCATTCCCATCGACACCTACGACATCTGGAAAGAGAAGGGCGGCGTTCGCGGCCTGATCGACTGGGTGCCGATTGATATGGTGATTGAGGTGCTGCGTGGGTGCTTTGAGACGCGCGCGCAAATCCTGAACGACATTTACCAGATCACCGGCCTGTCGGACATCATCCGGGGTGAGAGTAACCCCAACGAGACGGCGACGGCTCAACGGCTGAAGGGCCAGTGGGGTTCGCTTCGTGTCCGCGACCGCCAGCGTGATTTGCAGCGGTTCTGCCGTGACGCTATCCGGCTGAAGGCGGAGGTCATTGCCGAGCATTTCAGCATTGAGACGCTGAAGGTGATGACGAATGTGAAGCTCCTGACGGCGGCTGAGAAGGCTCAGATTGAGCAGATCATGCCGATGATTGAGCAGGCCAAGCAGGCGGGAATGCCTATTCCGCCCGGCATCGAGCCTGCGCCGGAGATGCTGGAGCTGATGCAAGAGCCGACGTGGGACGACGTTATGGCCTTGCTCAAGAACGACGCGCTGCGTTCGTTCCGTATCGACGTGGAGACGGACAGCACGGTTGAGCCGGATGAGAACGCGGCCAAGATGGCGTTTACCGAGTTCACCACGGCCACGGTTGGTCTGCTGACCGCTGCGGCGGGGATCGTCCCGACCGCCCCCTACACGGCTCCGCTGTTCGCTGAGATTCTGAAGCAGGGCGCACGAACCTTCAATGTTAGCCGGTCGATGGAAGACGTGATCGACAAGGTATTTGAGACTGCCGGTGAACAGCCGCCCGCTGCGCCACCAGGTCCGCCGACGCCTCCCCCGCCTGATGAAACCGCCATTGCCGTTGAGCAGATGAAGTCGCAGACGGCTCAGATGCAGGCTCAAATCGAGCAACAGCGGACGCAGATGGAAGGCCAGCTTGGCGCGGCTGAGTTGCAACTGAAGGGCCAAGAGCTTCAAGTGAAGGCTGCGGCCCTCGCCCGGGACCCGACGCCACAAGGGAGCGCGTGATGACGCAGCAGGGGCTTAGGCAGGCCAGTGCGCGGGACTTGAGCCTGTTCCCGACCGACTCGAACTACAATGAAGACCTGATGCGCTTGTTCGATGCTGAGGGCGTTCCGGCGGGCACGTTCAATGAGCGGCAACTGCGGTTCATCAACTCGCGTCTGACTGCCAACTACACCAATCTCAATGAGGCCATGCAAGCCTTTGCGGATAGCAAGAGCTTCGACAATTGGTCCAGCCTAGGGACGCTCGACACTTGAGCCGCGCAACCTATCGCATCTGCAAGTCCTGCGGAGATATGCACGACGTGGCCGCGTGGCCGGGACCGTGCCTAGAGCAGTTCCGCAAGAAGCGGTCTGACTTGCCTATGCCCGCTATCCGGTCGGACGGCATGGACCCGATTCTAAACCACGCCAATGGCCTGATGTACGACAGCCGGTCAGCCTACGAGCGCGGCGTGAAGGATGCGGGCTGTGAGATTGTCGGCAATGAGAAGCTGACACCCAAGCCACGGGCGGTGCTGTCGGACCGTGAGCTTAAGCAAGACATCAAGACGGCTATAGACCAGGTGGAGGCCAGACTATGAGCGATATGGAAGACGACATCCGTGCGGCGATGGCTGAGGTTAGCGGCAACGCGCCGGAACCTGCGCCCGCTGAAGAGGTTGTGGTTGCGCCGGAAGCGGTGATTGAGGCGGAAACGCCCCCTGCTGAGGCTGAACCGGCGTCGGACGGACGTGAGCGCGGCCCTGACGGCAAGTTTATTGCCAAGCATCCGGAAACGGTGCAAGATACTCCCGACCAGCCCTCAGAGGCAGTCGCGGACCCTGCTGCAAAGCTCGCCATCCGCGCCCCGGCTTCGTGGTCACCTGCGGCTAAGGCCACGTTCGATAAGCTTCCTCCCGAAGTGCAACAGGCTGTTGCAAAGCGAGAGCAAGAGATCGATCACGGACTAAGGCGCAAGTCTGAGGAAGTGAAGCGGTACGAACCGTTGGAACAACTCATTGCCCCGCGTCGCGCTCTTTGGGCGGCTCAGGGGATGGATGAGGCTTCGGCAATCAAGACGCTGCTTGCGGCGCAGGATTTGCTGGAGCGTGACCCTAGGCAGGGTCTGGAGTTCTTGGCCCGTTCGTATGGCGTCAACATCGCGAATCTATCGGCCCAGCCGCAGGGACAGCCGCAACAGGCCCAGCCCGCACCGGACAGCCACCCCGAGATTGCGGCCCTAAAGCAGCAACTCCAAGTCCTGCAAAGCCAAGTCCAGACGGCGCAAAGCGCGCCTATCGTCAGTCAGATTGAGGCGTTCCAGAACGATCCGGCCAACCTGTATTTCGAGAACGTCCGCGATGATATGGCGGTCCTCTTGCATAACGGGAAGGCATCGGACCTGAAGGAAGCTTACGAGATGGCTTGCTGGATGAGGCCGGACATTCGCCCGTTCCTGCTTCCCTCGCAGGCCCCGGCGGCTCCAGTGCAGGACAAGGCGGCGCAAGCGCGACGGGCGGCTGTCAGCGTCACCGGGTCACCGGGTCAAGCCCGGATTCCCAAGTCCAACGGCACCATTGAGGACGATATTCGAGCGGCTTTTGAGGAAGTCGCCGGTTCGGCCTAGGAGAACATAAATGGCATCCCCGAATGTTTCGGAAATCGCCACCACTACCCTGCGTAACCGCACGGGCAAGCTGGCGGATAACGTCACCAACAACAACGCGATTCTGTCGCGTATGCAGCGTCGTGGCACCATCAAGCCGGTGTCTGGCGGTCGCACCATCCTGCAAGAGCTGGAGTACGCCGAAAACGTCACTTACCAGCGCTACTCGGGCTATGAAGTCCTGAACATCTCGCCCAGCGACGTGTTCACGGCTGCTGAGTTCGACTGGAAGCAAATCGCCGTCAACGTGACCATGAGCGGTCTGGAGCAACTGCAAAACTCCGGCGTTGACGCTATCATTGACCTGCTGGCCTCGCGCATCAAGAACGCCGAAAAAACCATGCAGAACGGTGTGGCTGAAGACCTGTACTCCAACGGTACGGCTTCGGGCGGCAAGCAGATTGGTGGCCTTCAGCTTCTCGTCGCTGACGACCCCACCACCGGCACTGTCGGTGGCATCAACCGTGCAACGTGGTCCTTCTGGCAAAACCAGAAGTTCCAAGCCACGTCTGACGGCGGTTCGGCGGCTTCGGCGGCCAACATCGTCCGGTTCATGAACACCCTGTATCGCAACTGTTCGCGCGGTACGGACAAGCCTGACCTGATCCTGTGCGATGACAACTATTTCGGCTTCTATGAGTCGGCGTTGCAGGACATTCAGCGCGTCACCAATCCCAACGAAGCGGACGCGGGCTATGTCTCGCTGAAGTACAAGGGAACGGACGTGGTGTTCGACGGTGGTTACGGCGGGGCTTGCCCGGCCAATCACATGTACATGCTGAACACCGGCTATATCCACTGGCGTCCTCACAAGGACCGCAACATGGTCCCGCTGGAGGAAGTCCGTTCGATCAACCAGGATGCGATGGTCAAGCCCATCGTTTGGGCTGGCAACATGACGCTCTCTAACGCCTTCCTTCAGGGCGTCCTCTTCCAGTCCTAAGCCCCCGAAAGGAGCAACTGACATGGCATCGACTGCCGCAACGGTCTTCTCGACCACTCCGACTTCGGGCGTTGATCTCGACTCGAAGTCGTCCACCCCGGCGTTTGCCGCTAACACTCGCGTTTTCGCGAATGATGGCCGCTCGCACCTCTACGCCCGCGCTTCGGAGGCTCTGTCTTCGACGCAAACCATCCTGATCGGCACCAGCGGCTCTGCGTCGTCGGATTCTGGTTCGGCTGGCTGGACGGTCAACACCACGGGTGGCGTCGCCACTGGCCAATACTTTTGGGCCAAAAAGACCGCCCTCTAACGCCTGTCCCTTATCCTAGCCTCCACTGGGGTTAGGTGATAGCTTAACGGCTCTCGGCTTCGGTCGGGGGCCGTTTTGCGTATTGGAGGATACGATGTGGAAGTTGAGGATAAGCCCAAAGGGCTACTATTGGGCGATAGAGTGGGCAACGGGTTTCGCGGACATTCCGTCGTCGCAAGGGTACAAAACCGTTCGGATTGGCCCTTATCCCTCATTTGCGGCGCTTAAGGCGGCTGTGACCACATGATTAACGTCGTCAGCGTCCGCGTCGGGGACAAGTACCCCATTGAGTACGTCACCCGCCTTCACGACGGCATCGCCCGTCATCTGGCGGAAGAGGCTTGCCATTGGTGTCTGACTGACAAGCCGGAGGAGCTGCCCGAGGGCATCGTTCCTATTCCGCACAATTCCGGTCTGCCGGGGTGGTGGCAGAAGATTGACCTGTTCTCGCCCGATATGCCTTGGGATGATGGCGACGAAATCCTTTACATGGATTTGGACGTTTGCGTGACGGGCAGGCTTGAGGGCCTACCGCATGGCATCATCAAAGACTGGCACTGGCCCTGCTACAACTCGTCTGTGATGCGATGGCGTCATGGCGAACACGCGGACGTTTGGGGACTTTTCACGCCAGACGTAATCGACCGGCCTACGGAAAGCCTGCAAGGCCTTCTTCCCGCTGGCCAGATCAACGGCGGGGACCAGGAATGGATTAGCCAAGTCAGCGCGTGGGAGACGTTCCCGCCTGAAATGTTCGTATCCTACCGTGATGCGGTCGCATGGCCTCCGGAGACGGCCAAGGCGGTCATCTTCCACGGCAAGCCCAAGCCGGATGAAATCACTGAAGGATGGGTGCCGGGAGTCTGGAAAGTTGGCGGCTATACGGCCATGCCTGAGCTAAAGGGCATGAACGTCACGCATGAGTTTGCTTACGGGAATGTGCGGGCGAACGTGCTTAGGGACTTGCCGTGGTTTACGGGCTTTGGTGAGCAGGACAAGGGCTGCGTCATTGTCGGTGGTGGTCCCTCGCTTTCGGACAGCGTGAAGGCGATTAAGGACCATCGCAGACGCGGCCTCAAGATTATCACGGTCAACAACGCCCTGCGGTTCCTGACGGACAAAGGTATTACGCCAGACGCTCACGTCATGTTGGATGCGCGGGAAGAAAACCTGCACATGGTGGAGAACGCGCCAAAATCCGTGCGCTACTTCCTCGCCTCGCAGGTTCATCCGTGCGTGTTTGATGCGCTTTCGGGGCATGATGTTGTGCTGTGGCATAACGCGATGGGTTCCGGTGAGGAACTGATGGAGATTATCAAGCCGTGGTTTGACGAAGGCCCCGACCAACGCGCGTGTGTTCTGGTGCCGGGCGGGGGCACTGTAGGGCTGAGGGCTATCAATCTGGCATGGCTCTCCGGCTATCGCAAAATCCATCTGTACGGCTTTGACAGCTCGTATGCGGAGGGCAAGCATCACGCCTATTCGCAGAGCCTTAACGACGGCGAGCCTACGCAAGAAGTCGTGTTGGCCGACAAGACGTACACTTGCGCCCGGTGGATGATTAGGCAGGCTATGGAATGGCAACAGCAAGTGCTTTACCTTCGCGATAGAGGCGTGAAGGTCATAGCGCACGGTTCCGGTTTGATTCCGGCAATGGGGAGATTGCTTTCATGACGGTCAACATTCTTCAGAACCACTTGGGCCGCATGGTCCGGCAGATGGTCGATAGCGCAGTGCCGACCACGCGCGAGTATTGGCGGCTGAAGGTTGGCGCAAACGAGCAAGAGGCGAGCGACCCGCGACCGTTTGCGGATGTTCTCGCGGAGCGTGGCCAATGACCCTTGCTCTTGGCCTTCTTGCCGTCTGGCTGCTTTGGCTTGCTGCGGTCAGCGTCTTTACGAACGCGCGCCGATGAGCAGCCAATACCATGAACGGAACGGCAACGACCGGCGCAAGGCGTGGGCAACGCTCAAGTGGTATCCTGAGCGGCTGACGGACGCTGATCGGGCGCTGCTGCTTTTGGATGAACCGGACTTTTATCATCCCGTGGACGCCAACCGGCATCTGTATGACGAGCGGGGCTTTGCAAAGTGAAACAGATAGATGGCCTCTGGTGGCCCGACTTTGACGTTCGCTGCCGTAACGCGGTGGTGACTGAGTGCGCCGCTGCAATGCCCGTCGTTCTGCCGTTGGTGAAGGAAAAGCGGGTCTGTGTGCAGGCTGGCGGAAACGTCGGCGTCTATCCCCTCGCGCTGGCCAAGGTGTTTGATCGGGTCATCACGTTTGAGCCGGATAGCGACAACTTGGATTGTCTGGTGGCCAACGTCACGGCTGAGAACGTCACGACCTACTACGCCGCGCTTGGCGCTGAGGTTGGAACGTGTGGCATCCTCCGCATCGACACCGACAACTGTGGCTCGCACAAGACGCTTCCGGGTACGGCTGTGCCGGTCCTGACCATCGACGGCCTCAACCTCGATCAGTGCGATTTGATTTGGCTGGACATAGAGGGAGCGGAGGCGGATGCGATTAACGGCGCGAGGGCGACAATCGAGAAGTTTTCGCCTATCATAGTGCTTGAAGAGAAAGGGCTTGGCGCTAAAGCCGACTTGCCCGGCTATTCTCGCCTGATGCGGATTGGAAATGACACTGTGTATCGGAGGACATAGATGGATTATGTAGCGCCAGACGGACGGGACCGGATTATCCCGCGCTTCCATATCAAGCCGGTTCGGGACAACTTCCAATCGGAGAAGCAAGGCCGCGAGGTCTGGACCGACGTTGAGTATGTCGAGCTGATCGTTCCGGGCGACAACAAGAACATCGTTGACGTGGCGGTGAAGGACGAACACCGCGACCGCTGGCCGACGAAGTACGCCGCGTTCAAAGCCAACATGGAAGCCCCGGAAAGCGGTACGCCGCTGGATGAGTGGGCAGGCGTGGGGCGCTCGCAGGTGATTGAGCTTAACAGCGTCCATATCCGCACCGTGGAGGCTCTGGCGGGCCTGTCTGACAGTCAGCTTGCCAAATGCGTCCCGATGGGTGGTCAAGCCCTCCGCGCGAAGGCTCAGCGGTTCCTTGAGCAGACCGAGAATGAGAAGCCGTTGGCTGACATGGCACAGCAAATCCGGCAGCTTCAGGAAGAGCTTGCGCAGGTTCGCGCTCAAAACGCAGAGAAGGTGACGGCATGACTAGCGGTCTGGAACGAGACGTAATGTACAAACCGGGCGCTACCTTCTTCAAGCAAGGCAAGTTCCTGATGTTCCGCTATCAGGCGGATTCGTCTTCCGTCATTGGCCCGCGTGTGGCCACTGATGCAGACAAGAAGGCCCATGCTTTCGAGTACGAGCGTTACCTTGCGGATGCGTTCAACGATGCGCCGCTTGAAGCCTTTGACCATGACGACAACGGGGAGCCTGGAGGGGCCGCTCCGATCCGCCCGGTGAGTGACGAGCACCAGCACGTCCCAGCCGATTACGAAGCCCCTCCGCTGCCCAAGAAGCGCGGACGCCCTCCGAAGGTTTAAGCGATGGCTATGGACTTACTTGCGATTGTCCAGCGGGCGTGTCGCCTGCTGTCCATTCCGGTTCCTACCGAAGTCGTCAACTCGACTGACGCTCAGGTCCAGCAACTGTATGCGCTGGCGAATGAAGAGGGCGACGAACTAGCAGGGGCGTATGATTGGCAAGTCATGCGACGGCAACACCTGTTTGATACGGTGGCGAGCGCGGTTCAGGCCAGCGCAATCCCGTCTGACCTTGACCATTTCATCGCTAACTCGTTCTTCAACCGGACGACCATGCGGTACATGTACGGTCCAATCACGCCGCAGGAATGGCAGGCGATTCAGGCTCAACCGCAGCTCAATCGCGTGTTTCTGGCCTTTGTGGAGCGTGACGGGCAGTTCCTGGTGACGCCTACGCCGGGTGCTGGGCAAGAGATTGCTTACGAGTACATCACGGTCAACTGGGCCAAGTCGGCGGCTGGGTCGGCGCAATCGTCCTTCCTCGCGGACACGGACCTGACCTATCTGGATGACAAGCTGTTCCCGCTTGGCCTCCGCTGGCGCTTCCTCAAGTCCAAGGGGCTGGAGTACGGAGAAGATTTCGCGACCTATCAGCGCGAACTCAATCAACGAATGGCCCGCGACGGCGGCAACACCATCATTGATAGCACGGGCGGCAACTACTACGGCTGGGCGACAAACATCCAAATGGGCGGCTTCCCCGGATGATTCTGTTTCTGACCATCGCTGACACCAAAAATCAGGAGACGCAGCGCAAGAAGATCAACGCGCTGTTTGAAGCCTATGTGCCGGGCTACGGCTCAACGCTGCCTGATGTTGCGGACAGTCCCGAAGGTCGGTTGTTCTACATCGGCTCGCAAGGCTATCAGAACCGATCAGGGACGTGGGTGGCGCTATGAGGCAGGCAATGCAGCGTTACGGTCGCCAGCCCATCCGGTCCAGTTCTCAGCAACGGGTGACCATCGGCAAGGCTATTCCGGCTCCGGTCGGCGGGTGGGATGCACAATCTCCGCTGGCCAATATGCCTGCTGAGAATGCGGTCATCCTCGACAACTTCATTCCTCGCGCGGGCTATGTTGAGCTGCGTAAGGGTTATGTGCCGTGGCAAGAGGGCCTGTCGCTTCCCGTGGAGACGATTCTTGTCTGGCGCGGTGGCTTTGCGTCGGTCGCGGATGACATTTTCGCAGCTTGCGGCGGCTCGATCTTTGACGTGTCAAACCAGGGTGACGCGCCGGTAGAGGTCTATAACGGTGCGGGCAACGCTCAGTGGCAGTGGATTAACTTCGCCAACGATGCGGGGACGTTTCTGATTGCGGCCAACGGGGCGAACGACCCGATTTACTACGAAGGCACGACGTTCACGGATACGGTCATCACGGGTTCTGCCGGTGCGATTACGCTGGACCCGCGCACCCTGATCGACGTGATGGACCACAAGGGGCGCTTGTTCTTCGTGCAAGAGGACAGCCTGCGTGTGTGGTTTCTTGAGCCGTTTGCCATCCAAGGCACGGCCAATCTGCTGGATCTAGGCCCTATCTTCGACAAGGGCGGGTCTATCCTTTGCCAAGCCACTTGGACGCTGGATAGCGGGTCAGGTGCGGACGATTTGGCCGTGTGGGTGACCACGCAGGGTCAGGTCGCGGTGTATCAGGGCCTTGACCCTTCGGACGCGAACAACTGGGCATTGGTCGGGGTGTATGACCTTGGCTTCCCTCTCTCGCGTCGCGGGCTAATCAAGTACGGCTCCGACCTTGTTCTGCTGACCACGGACGGCGTTGTGCCTCTCTCGCAGGCCCTCAAGCTGGACCGCGCGCAAGAGAACCTTGTCGCCCTGACGCAGCGTATTCAGAACGCATTTCAGAAAGCCTCGCAGGCGTATCGGTCTAACTTTGGGTGGGAAGGGACGCTTTACCAAAAGGGTACACTGGCCATCTTCAACGTGCCGGAAGCCCCGTTGTCGAGGTCGGTGCAGTTCGTGCAGAACGTCCAGACGGGAGCCTGGTGCCGGTTCACGGGCATCAACGCGTTCTGCTGGGCTGTGGCCAATGACCAGATGTACTTTGGCACGACGGACGCGGTGTGCCTTTGGGATACGGGATACGCGGATGACGAGACGGGCATCGTCGCGGATATGAAGACGGCGTTTAACTATTTCGGCTCGCGCGGCGACCTGAAGAAGTTTGAGATGCTCCAGCCGGTCTATCGGATAGCCAACAACATCTCGCCTGCCGTTGAGGTGGTTACGGACTTCAAGGAAAGCATCCCGACTGCGGTACCGACAACGATCAGGACGACGGGCGCAACGTGGGACTTTGGCGTTTGGGATTCCAGCGTGTGGGCATCCGCGACTGAGACGCGCGATAGCTGGACGAGCGTTACGGGGATTGGCTATTGCGGAGCGGTGCGGTTGAGGGTTGAGCCGGACCCGCTGTTGTTCCTCGACCTTGCCGTTGATGCTGACACGGTGGTTTCGTATGACGGTGACGGCATCGTGGCTATTCAGGAACCCTCCCGCGCCACGAACTCGACCGTTGAGATTGTGGCCTTTAACCTGAAGTTCCAGAACCAGACGGGCGGGCAGCTTTGAGGCTAGTCTCCGGCCCGTTCTCCCCTCTCGTCGCTCAATGGGTAGCGGACCAGATTGGGCATGGACTGGACTGGGGGCCATGCGAGGCCATTGGGGTTGTCGATAAGCACGATAATCTCATCGGCGGTGTCGTGTTCAATCAATATCAACCGCAATACCGAAACATTGAGGTCAGTTTTGCTGCCACGCGGGCCAACTGGTTGACGCCTAAGCTCGTTACGGGCATCATGGGGTACGCCTTCAATCAGTTGAAGTGCGCCCGGATCACCAGCGCCACGCCCAAGCGGAATCGTCGCGCTCGCCAGTTCCTACAGAAGTTCGGCTTTAAGCACGAAGGGACTGTAAGGCTCGGTTATGGTGATGACGACGCAATCATATCCGGTTTGCTGGCCTCTGAGTGGTCGCAACATAGATTCAACGTGTCTCGGGAGCGTTCCCCATCTCTAAGCCCCGTCCCCCCGCAGCACCCGATCCCGTCCAGCTAGCCAACGCTCAAGGCGCGGCTAATACCGCGACGGCGCGTGAGCAACAGCGGCTAAACATGATCGGAACGTCTGGCCCGCAAGGCACGACGCGATATGTTGCCGACCCCACTCAACCTGGTGGCTACCGTCAAGAAACGACGCTCTCGCCCGGTGAGCAGCAGAACTACGACCGCTCCACGTCGGTCTATGGCGGTGCGCTAGATACGGCTGGCCAGCAGATTGGCCGCGTGAACGATGCACTTGGCCGCCCGCTGAACACCGAAGGCCTGCCGGAGCTGCAGGGTTTCGACGCGCCTAACTTTGACCGCCAACGGTTTGAGGATTCGGTTTATGCGAGCCAAACACGTCGCCTTGACCCGCAGTTTGACCGGATGGAGCGCAGTCAGGATGCGCGCCTTGCCGCTCAGGGTTTGGGCGCAAACAGCGAGGCTACGCGTAATCTTCGTCAGGATTTTGCAAGAGATCGAACCGACGCTTACGGAGAAGCCGCTAACCGTGCCATTCAGGCCGGTGGTGATGAGCAATCTCGCGCGATTCAGCAAGCCATTGCGGGCGGGACATTCGGTAATCAGGCGCGGACGCAGGGCCTGCAAGAGCGGGCTTACGTCCAGAATCAGCCGCTTCAGCAGCTTCAAGCTTTGTTGGGAACCGGCACGGTCGGAATGCCTCAAGGCATCCAATACACGCCCTCCAGCGTAGGCCAGACGGACGTGCTGGGGGCTAACCAGATGAGTCTCAATCAGCAGAACCAGAACTATCAGCAGCGCGCGGCGCAACAGCAAGCCTTGATGAGCGGCCTGTTCCAACTTGGCGGCGCCGCGATTGGTGCCTCTGATCGGCGGCTGAAGCGCGACATTAAGCGCGTTGGCACAATGGCTAACGGCCTGCCGGTCTATGAGTATCGCTACGTTTGGGGCCGCAAGCGCCGTGTTGGGGTGATGGCTCAAGACGTGCTGAAGGCTGGGATTGACGCGGTTGTCCGTCACTGGACGGGCTTCCTCATGGTCGATTACGGGAAGCTTTAGGAATGCCCGCTCGCCCCCCCATGCCTGCCCCTCAGTTGCTGGAAAGCCCTGCGGTTCGCCGTTCGGCAATGCTGGCCAAACTGCTAGAGGAACAACGCCGTCCGGTCGATATTCGTGGCGGCTATGGCGAGCTTGGCGCTCGTTTGCTTGCCCAAGGCATCACGCAATGGGGTGCGAACCGTGCTGAGCGGGCTGCGCAAGAGGAAGGCCAGCAGCGCCTTGCAGGGCAAACGGAAGCCGCAAACCTGGCGCTAGCCCGTCTGCTGGGTGGTGAGCCTCCCGCACCCGACGCGGCTCCGATGGCCCCGCCTATTACCAACACGCAAGAGCCGGTTGAGGCTCAGATTGCGCCTGTAGCGCCTGTGGCGGGATCGGCCATGCCTGCTGCCGCGCCGGCTGGCGTTCCTGCCGCGCCTATGCCGATGGCTGACGTTCCGCCGATGCAGCCCGCACCACAAGCGGCTCCGCAACCGGCAACGGCTCCGCGCAACGCGCTAGGCATCACGCCGGGTGAGGCTGACCTTGTGCGCCGCGCGTTGTCGAGTGGCGACGCTGGGCAAATCGCATGGGCGCAAGGCGTCCTTGGCGAGATTGAAGGCCGGATGTCCGCGCCGCCCGAATGGAAAGACGTGTCTGTCAACGGCGTTCCGTATCTTCGCGATCAGTTCGGCAATATGCGCGAGGCGTTCCCGGACGGGATTCCGCAAGAGGCGCTGACGCAAGACGAGTTTAATCCGCGTGGCACTCGCCCCGGAACGCTTGGCCAACGCGACCCGCTCGGCAGGCTCAACATTCTGGACGAGCCGCCTGAAGGTTTCGAGGCAGCGGGCGGAAGGCTGCAACCAATCCGGGGAGGCCCGCAAGACCCTGCGGCGGGCGGAAACCGCATTACGAACGAGCGCGACCTTCGCCGCGAATATCAGAACGCAACGCAGGAATATCGCACCGTGCGGACGGCCTTCCAGAAGGTTGAGGCGTCGCTCGCCCAAGGCACCGGCATTGGTGACGTCGGCGGCATCTTCGGCGTGATGAAGGTCTTTGACCCCGGCTCGACCGTGCGTGAGGGTGAAGCCGCAACGGTGCAAAACTCTGGCGGTGTGCCGGAAAGCATCCGTGGTCTTTACAACCGCGTAGTGACTGGCGAGCGGCTGACGCCTCAACAGCGAGCGGAAATCATCGCAGTTGGTCGGGCGCAGTTCGGCACCTACGAACAAGGCTATCAAAACCGCGTCACTGACTTCACGCGCATGGCGGAAGACTACGGCATTGACCCGCGCAATGTGGTGGGAACGGACGAGTCTCCCGCTCCGGAAGGCCCGCGCCCCCGCCCCCGCCCGCGCCCGGCTGCGCCCGCGCCCCGCGCTCCGGCACCTAATCAAGCGGCCATTGAGGCTGAGATGCGCCGCAGAGGGCTTCTCTAATGCCGCAAGATGTTACGCGCCTTACGGACGACGAACTGCGGGCGCTTTACGCTCGGCAGACGCCGGTTCGCACCGCGCCGCCTGAAGGCTTAGAAGGGCTTTCCGATGAGGCGCTTATGGCGCTTGCGGAACAAAACAATGTTGGAGCGTTTCAGCCTGAGCGGTTGCCGGGCGATAACGGCATCTATCCGACCATGCGTCCTAATCAGGCTCCGGTAGGAACGCCGCAGCACGAAATCGACCCGGCTAAGGCTACGGCTAACGCGGCGGCATTTGGCGCTCAGGGAACGCAGCTCGACCCTATCGACCTTGGCACACTTCCTGTCGAGGACCGCGCTTACCTTAACGCGGGAATGTACGTCCGTTTGGGCAACGGCGAAGTGCGGCGCATGATGGCTGACGCTCGTCCCGGTGCGGGCGGACCTGGCACGCAGGAAGTCCGCCCCGGCCTGTTCATTGAGGAAAACGCGGACCTTGGCACCGATATAGCCAAGTCGCTTCCGACCGGCGTGGTTGAGGGGCTTACTGGCCTCTATGGCGCGCCCGGCTCGCTTTACAATATGCTCCCGGAAGGCGCGCGCGACGTTATTGCGCCGGAAGGCAATATCGGGCCGCTTGGCTTTTTGAACGCGCTGCCTACCGGCGCGCAGATTAACGAGGGCATCCGCGACCAGATCGGATACGACTACTATCAGCCTCAGACGGTGGCGGGTGAGTACTCGCGCACATTAGGGGAGTTTCTGCCCGGCGCGCTTGCTCCGGGTTCTGCGTTGACGCGCGGCGCGTCTGTTGTCGTCCCGGCATTTGCGAGTGAAACGGCAGGCCAGATCGCGCGGGGTATGAACCGAGGTCAACGCGGAACGGACGCGGAAAACTACGCTCGTATGGGAACGGGGCTTCTTGCGGGGCTTGGCGTCGGAGGCGCGAGCGCCTTGCGTGGCGGTGGAGACGTTGCGCTTCGCAGCGCGGCAGAGGGTGTCACGCCTCAGCAGTTGCAGATGGCTGCAGCCCTTCGCCAGCGGGGCGGATTGCTTGGCGTTGACCTGACGAACGCGGAAGCTTTGCAACAGGCCACGCGCGGCGGCACCGGCCTTGGCCGTTTGCAGCGTGTCGTGGAAGGGCAGACAAACCGCATGGCCCCGTTCTTCGCGCAACGCCCCGGACAGGTTGAGCGGGCTATCGGTGGCGAGTTGGACCGTATCGGGCCTAGCGTAGAGCCTAGCCAGCTAGCGTCACAAGCGCGCACGACGGCCAATAGCGTATTGGAGCGGACCCGCGCTCGCATCAACGCCGAAGCCCGTCCGTTTTACGGCGCTGCGGACCAACAAGTGGTGTCCGCAGAGGAATATGCGGCGCTTCAAGAGTTGCCGACGTATCGCGCGGCGGAAGAACTTTTCTACAGCAGTCCCGAGTTGTCGGCAGGAGCGGGTGGGCCGCAGTCCATCGAAGCCATAAACCGCATCATCCAGCAAATGGATGAGTTGGCGCGGCAAGCCGACCCCGGTCAAATGAACGCGGCGGGCAACCGGACGCTTGCATCAACGCGTGAGCAGGCCACTGGTCTGGCCAAAGGCCTCGTTGATATGGCCTCGCCAGATTACGCGCAAGCGAGGGCTATCGGAGCGGCTGGACGCCAGAACGAGCTAGCGCCAATCCAGCGCGGGCCTATTGGGTCTATCGCGTCGCAGCCGGAACTAAGCCCCGATCTGGTTGCAACGGACGCGCGCTTGTTCCCCGCACAGCCCTTCGAAGGCCAAGCGGCGGAAACCGCCCGCGCTCTTGAGTTGATGGGCGAGATTGACCCTAGCGTCGGTGGTCCGCTTGTTCGTCAGCATCTGGCGCGCCAAGCGATGGAAGCACAACAGCAGCTTGCGACGGGCGATAACCAGTTCGGCGGCGCTAACTTTGCCGCCCGCGCTTTTGGCAATCCAGAACAGCGCCGTACCGTCATGGGCGCGCTGGACGTTGTGAATCGTCCTGACCCTAACATGGCGTTCCCTCCGCTTAATGCCAACGCGCCGGGCGCTCGCGGTTCGGACCCAATGGCCAACCTGGTTGAGGTTTTGCAAGCGACGGGACAACGGGCGCGGGCTGGGTCGGAGACGGCGTTTAATCAGGAGTTTCAGCAGCAGCTTCGTGGCGGCAACGTCGGAAGCAATGTCGTGCGCGGCGGGATGAACATTCCCGGCATACCCGGCCAACTCGCCAAGGGCTTCGATGACATGATTGCCCGTCGCAACGCCGAAACGCTTGCGGACCTTCTCATGGCCAACTCCGACGAGTTTAGCGCCCGGCTGACCCGCGCAATCAATCGCCCGCGTGGCGCTAACCGCATCCGTGCGGGCGTCACCCTTAGTGCAGGACAGGAAGACTAAATGTCGAGAAATGGCAGCGGTTCATATTCTGCACCGGCAAGCACTTGGAACCCCGCTATTCCGGGTCAAACCATCCTGTCTGACGACTGGAACGCGCTGCTGTCGGACCTTTCGACGGCTATCACGCAGTCCATTGCATCGGATGGCCAGACGACCACGACGCTTGCAATCCCGTTTGCCCAAGGGGTGCGGGTTAGCGGCGGCTCGCTCGGTACGCCGTCATTTGGCGTGATCGGTGACACGGATACCGGCATCTACTTCCCCTCGGCAAACACCGGCGCTCTGGTTGGTGGCGGGGTGGTTGCGGCGACGTGGAACGCATCGGGCCTGTCGATTGTCGGCACTCAGACGCTGACCGGTCTGACTGTCACGGGCAACACGTCGCTGGGCGATGCTGCGGGCGATACGCTGACGGTGACGGCTACCAGCACGTTTGCCAGCCCTGCGACCTTCAATGACCCCGCGACGTTCACGGATACCGTCACGGTTCCCGATGCGTCCTTTGCCAACGCCAAGCTGGCCAACATGGCTACGCTGACGATCAAGGGTCGGGTCACGGCTGGGACGGGTGTTCCTGAAGACCTGACGGCTACGCAGGCCACGACCATCCTTAACGCGGTGGTGGGGGATAGCGGATCGGGCGGAACGAAGGGCCTGGTACCCGCTCCGGCTGCTGGCGATACGGCTGCGGCGAAGTTCCTTAGCGCGGCGGGAACATGGGCTGCGGCGGTTCCTGTCGGCGGCATAATCATGCATGGGGCAAACACAGCCCCCGCAGGGTATTTGGAGTGTAGCGGCGCGGCAGTGTCTCGCACGACGTATGCTGACCTGTTCACGGCTATCGGGACGACGTTCGGCACTGGCGACGGGTCCACGACATTCAATCTTCCACAAATGCGCGCTGAGTTTCCGCGCGGCTGGGATAACGGACGCGGCGTTGATTCTGGGCGGGTGTTCGGTTCGGCGCAGGCGGATGAGTTCGAGGCGCACGTCCACTCGGTCACGCCTCCCGCTTCTACCAATGACACGTCGCAGGGCCTGACCACGACTGGCAACACGGCTGGCGAGTCGATCACGGCTTATGACACTGCCTCGACTGGTGGCACCGAAACCCGTCCGCGCAACATCGCGCTGCTGTTCATCATCAAGTTCTAGGGCACGAAATGACGACGCCTCCTCGCAAGACATACGCTGAACTCGCGACCGAAGCCGATGTTGTCGGCACGGACCTGATTGCGACGTGGCGCTCTACCGGCCCGCTTAAGACGGTCACGGGTTCGGTTCTCGCGAGCTACGTCGAAACCGCGCTCGACCTCGGCACGATGGCCGATCAGGACGCTAACGCCGTGGCCATCACGGGTGGTTCCGCAACGGGACTAACTGCCCTGACTATCTCGACCAACTCCACGGTTGGGCTTGCTCCGCTGCGGGTTGGAACGCAGGGCGACACCTCGACTGATTCCGGCATCGTCATCTCCCGCAACATGAACGATGCGGGCGTGGATAACGGTCATGGCTTCGTCGAAAAAAGCTTGTTCCGCCGTCCGGGAAGCCTCGCGTTCGCCGCGTTCGATGCGTGGACTTCGATGCAAGGCGAGAGCTTCGATCACTGGGCTGGCTTCCAAGACCGCCCGGCCTATCAGGCAGGCTCTGGCGCGCAGACTATGGCCGATATGTACGGCTTCTTCACGCTGCCCTCGATTGACACCGGCACCGTCGTTGACCGCTTCGGGGCCTATGTCGCTGCGCCGACCCTGACGAATGGCGGGGCTATCACCAATCAATACGCCTTCTATTCGGAAGCCCTCACGGGCGGCACGAACAACTGGCTGATCTACACGCCGGGCACCATGACCTCCCAGCTCGGGAACAAGGTCATCGTCGGCCAGTACGGCGCGTCCTCGACTGAGCCGGGCGTGGTTATCTCTCGCGACCTCAACGACGGCAGCACCGTCAGCGGTCACGGTTTCGTAGAGGCGACCTACTTCCGTCGCGGCGGCGCTTCGGCCTTCGCAGCGTTCGACGCCTACACTACGATGGCGGGCAACCCCTACGACCATTGGGCCGGGTTCCAGGACCGTCCGTCGTATCAGGCCGCGTCTGCTGGCCAGACGATGACGAATATGTACGGGTACTTTACCCTCCCGACGATTGACACGGGAACGGTGACGAACCGTTACGGGGCGTACGTCGCTGCGCCTAACCTGCAAAGCGGCGCTGTCGTCACCAACCAGTATGCCTACTACGCGGAAGCCCTGACGACGGGCGGCACCAACTACGCCTTCTATTCGGCTGGCTCTACCCCGTCGTCGTTTGGTGGCGCGGTCGCGGTTGGCGGAAAGATCACGCAAACCGTACCTGCCAACACCGGAGGCTTTGCCTCTACCGGCTATTCGCTCACCGGCTCAAACGCACAAACCCTGGTAGACCTTGCAGGGACGTGGAACACCACGGGTGCGCCGCGCGCCTTTAACATTGCCATTACCAACACGGCCTCGGCAGCGACTTCTACGCTGCTGCGAGCGGCGGTGAACACGGTTGCTCAGTTCTCAGTGGACGTGACAGGCAACCTGTACGCCTTTGGCAAAGGCAGCTTTGGCACTACCAGCACCACGACCGCCCTCAACGTCGTCGGCGTCCCGAACGACACAAGCGGCTTGGTGCGTATCCAATCGGCCAGCACGGCGGACAACGCAGGTATTACCTTGTGGGCACGCTCATCGGGAGCCGCAGCTAACGCCCGGACGTGGCAAATCTCTACCAACTACGCGGCCACCGGCAACCTCGACATTCTCCGCAGCACGACCAGCACCGGCAATCCAACGACCACAACGGCATCGTTTGATCTGAGTGGAAACTTCGGTCTTGGCACCGCAAATCAGTTCGGCTCCGGCGCTGTGGTGATCGGCCTTGCCAACGCAACCACGGCTCCGACCACTAACCCGACCAACGGGGGCGTTATCTATGTCGAGGCCGGGGCGCTCAAGTATCGCGGCAGTTCCGGCACCGTCACGACGTTGGCTCCGGCCTAAAATCAGCATACCCTCACAGACCAGACTGGAGACTGACCTATGACCGCTCAGACGCATATCGACGCTATCGGCCAAGCCGTTACGGAGTTGGAAAACGCGGCCAAGGAAGCCAAGCAAGCCGCTCGGGTTGTCCTGCAAAAGACCCGCGCTCTGCACGACGCTTTAGGCGCTGCGGAGGCCGCTTACATCGCTGACACGGCTAATGACGGCAACGTGGTGGCCTTCTCGGGAGGAAACGACAAGCCTCCGGTTGATGACCCTGACGGCCCGATCAAGCCGTGATGATCTGGTATCTGATCGCCACCGTCGCGGTGTTTGCGTCCAGCTTTCTGGCCTACCGATCAAGGC